TGGATGGGGTCCGAGATACGTGAGCTTGGAGCTCACGTCTGAGTTTCTGCCGGCTGCAGCCGTAAATCGGGTGCAATCGGAAGAGGTTGAGTATTTTTGTGTTGTGAGGCGACATGAGAATACTTCCCCATATCAGCCTCCCGAAAAAGGAGGTAAAATATGCGTCTTCGTTCCGAAAGTGAGTCGTTTTCAGACCGTGCACAAGTCAGTTTCCGAGATTATCGGTCAGCTGACGGATATGTACGGTATGACATCACCACTATCGAAGAATGTAATTTCTTGGCTCCGGGAAACCCAGCTCGCTGGGTATCTCGGTCCATGGAGGATGTAGTAACTCCAGGGTTCCATAAGATACGCAAGGCAGGGGGTATTATCAATAACCCCATGACTTCCGAGATGCATTCTGTACAACTTCATAAAGCACCTCGGTCGTATAACCTTGATTTCGTATCAAATATGGGCCATTACATTAAACGTAAGACAGGAACTTGGATCTACAGCGAAAATCAGCTTCCGCTGATTGCCGTTCCAAGTTGGGTCGATCATTCAGACTGGGTAGACCAAGCCGTTACACAGGCTTGGTCTCGCGCTTCCATTTCGGAAGTGCAGGGACTTGTCTCTGCTGGTGAACTGAATGAAACCGTGTCCAGCTTGTTTTCAATAGCTCGTCGACTCATAAAGGTCGCGAAAGCGATCAAAAGACTCGATGCCAATGCTCTTAAGAAAGAGTTTACGGCCAAGGAGCTTGCGGACAGGTATATGGAATTACGGTATTCTTTGCGCCCATTAGTTGGAGAGATAAGCGGAACTTACAAAGCCATCAAAACTCTTGGCAATGTGAATAAACGCTTGACTTTCCGTGGCGCGAAGACCGACCTGTTTAGTGACACGGAAACCGTGACCAACGATTCGAGCACTTGGTATGTTTATGGTGCTCATCAAGTCGTTGATTATGAACGGACGATCAACATGTCCGTCAAGGTCCGTGCCGGTGTTCTATGTGAAACTTGGGCTGATGACCTAATTGCAAAATTTGGGTTATTAGATATTCCCGAGTCCATGTGGGAACTAGTTCCGTTCTCTTTTGTTGTGGACTGGTTCTTTAACATCGGGCAAAAGATCGCTGCCTTTTCGTATAATTACGGTTTGACAGCATTAGCCTCCTGGGTGACAGTTGAACGCGTCGCCCTGCGGAATACTCGCGTTAAAGAAATACGGTGGGAAGGGGATTGGCCTGGTAATACTACGGTCGAAACCTGTCCTTGTGCGCAAACTGCGCTGTCCGTATATCGCGAACGTGTTCCAAATCCTGAGCTGAGTGCATTACCCTCGTTCAATCTGAACTTGGATGCATTTAAGCTCTTAGATCTGGTTATTATGGGCAGGAATTTATTTAGCTCACTTAACCATCACCCGAGGCGATCAAAGACAGCACCTAGTGCTGTTCTCGATTTATCGAGGATTGGTGGCCCGCTAATCTGACTGCTGGGGATAACCCCTTTCAGTCCAAGAACTGTTTCTCTTAAGGAGGACATCTCATGCAACCCAATGAAATTACCTTGGGCGTCGATGAAGCGAATGACACTGTGATCGTTAACCATGTCTTTACCCGGAATGAAGAATATCTCAACCGGTCCGTTTACCAGAGTGATGTTTCTTCTCTGGTAGCGAAGGACACGATGACGTTTTACAGGACATTCCCGAAGAGCAACGGAAACTTTCGCGGTGTCGCAAAAAGCGCCGTAAAGTTCTCCAAGGACCACGTAGTCGATGGTGTTGATGGCGTAAGTCAATTGACGTCGCCGGTTATCGTGGAAGTCTCTTTTTCCATCCCTGTGGGCGTATCTGATGCTGACGTGTTGCTTATGCGCCAGCGATGTGTTGCCCTCCTGGACGATGACACTGTTATGGATGCACTTAACGTGCAGCAACGAGTTTAGCGCCATGTTGGCGCAAGACAAGGAAGTCATGGAGATTGTTATCTTTACTCTCTCCATCCTTGATTCTCTCGGTTTGATTGGCATAGCGTTGTTTCTTTTGCTAGTTAAACCAAGAAGACACGTTTAATCCACATTCAAATGTCATAAGAGGTTACTATGAAAGTTAGTAAACCCACGCAGCCTAAAAAAGTAAAGCTGCCCAGGAAAACTGTGGTTCAAATGACCACGATCCATCTTCCGGGCGAGAATTATGCCTGGAAAGTCCTCGACGCATTGTCGAGTGATCTGTGTCAGTTTCTCAATGCTGAGGAGCAATGGCTCTTAGATTTTATCACAAGAAATCGTGATATAGAGTCTTATCTTGCTCTCAGTGAGATGTGGGGGTTACAGTGTTCTACTTCCGAAGGGGTTTCCCTCGCCGAAAGGCGGGCTAAGCTCCAACTGGCTGCCCTCTTGAAGAAGTTTAAGTTCTCTACCGACGAGGAGAAGAGAAAAGATACCGCTAAGCAGAAATTCTATGCCGCGGAAGAATCTTGCTCTAATTTTAATCAAGAAGGTTATAAATTACTTCTTGATGACGTCGGTCGACCATTGCCCGAAACTTGGGCTATGCGTAGCTTTCTTCGAGACCTCCTTGGGGTTGACACCCCTAATTGGAGAGAGATTGTGGAGGGTATGAGACATGGTCCCGGTGCAAACCTAGACACCCAGTATGGTCAAGTTAGTATTTACAATAAGTACACTAACTGGCCGTACTCGTGTACAAGAGGCACCGAGCGCTTCGCCAGGTTCTTTATTGGTACCGATCAGCGTTGGATGCAGGCCCTAACATGTTCTTATCGAGAGCGGTTTAATATACCGCAAGAAAGCTCGATATACATGCGAAAGTTCTGGACTGACGTGATCAAGATCGTGCCAGGGAACCGAATTTGCTTTGTACCTAAGGACGCTCGTACTGAGCGGACTATTGCGATTGAGCCTGCAATTAACTTGATGATTCAACTTGGAATCGATCAGGTCATACGTACGCGCCTTAAACGGTTCGGCGTAGATTTGGACGATCAAACCAAGAATCAAGAATTGGCTCGTCTTGGGAGCATGTCCGATGATGAAGACAGTTTTGTAACTGTTGATTTGTCTGCTGCTAGTGACTCCATTTCGTTAAAGTTGTGTGAGTTGCTCTTGCCCAAGTATTGGTATGACCTTCTTTGTGACCTCAGGTCACCTTCGGGTAACTTGGGGAAGCAGGAGATCGTTTATTCAAAGATCTCCTCCATGGGGAATGGTTATACATTCGCGCTCGAATCGTCTTTGTTCACCGCGATGATTTATGCGGCTATACGGACGACAGGTAACACAGTACGGCAAAGAGACTTTGCTGTGTACGGTGATGATCTCATCGTGCGCAAACGGTTTCTACCAACCCTGCTGGAAATACTTGCCAAGTGCGGCTTCAAGATTAACAAAGAGAAGTCCTTTACATCTGGACCTATCCGTGAATCTTGTGGTACCGACTGGTTCGATGGTAAACCACTTCGACCTGTATTCATCACCGACGTCCCAAAGAACACTCCTGAACTTCTAAACGATTATAATCGTCTAAAGAGGATTCTTGAGCTACGATGGGGAATAGATGAGTCAAAGGCCTTAAAACTGATTTTTAAATGGATACCTCCTCTTTCGAAAGAAATTGTAGGACCGTTGTCAGATGAGGACTTTGCTTCTTACATTCACCGAAGTACGCCGTGCTCGTTGCACGCGCGTCATCGACGGTGGGTGTGGGAATACAAACGGTTTGTTTTTCAACCGTTGCGCTTTAAAGGTCACGAGTTTAATTTTCGTAAACTCATGCATGACCTGCGCGGGGCTCCTCTTCCAGGTAACTGGGTCCAAGAGTTGCTTCAAGAAGCTGGTTCAGGAAGCAGATTTACTGTGACCCGCCGTGAGGCGGTCACACTAGGCTTAGCGTACTCCGTTGCCGAAATTTGGCAATCTGAGTACAACGAATACACCCCGCCTCGGCGGGCTGTAATCGGTAAAGCTAACGGCTAACAAGCCGAAGGGAGGCTGTGCGAGG